CTCAAATCTATACTTAGACACGCCCTAGCATATTGTTTAATCTCTTGACAAATGCTACAATTTCTGTCTATGGGTATCTTCTCGCGTAAATCGCAAATTGTCGAAGCACAGCTCGCACCGCAAGTTATGGGTGAAAATATGCCCAGCCTTTACAATGCAATTTTTGCTAGGGTCTCGCGACATGACGCTATGTCTGTGCCAAGCGTTGCAAGAGCCCGTAATTTAATCTGCGGAACAGTTGCATCAATTCCTCTAGAGTATTACAAGACTTCTACTGGAGAAGTAATTGCTCCACCTAAATGGATTAAGCAACTTTCTAAAAATCAACCATCATTTGTTACATTGACTTGGTGCGTAGATAGTCTTCTGTTTTATGGGGTCTGTTATCTTTTAATTACTGAGCGGTATGCCGAAGATGGACGTCCAGCGGCATTTGAATGGGTTGCTAACTCACGTGTTACATTCACAACCGATCTCGAAGGCATCATGGTTACTCAATACTATGTTGACATGAAGCCAATTGACATGAACGACATTGTGACAATTCAAGGATTTGATGAAGGCGTATTAGATCGTGGAAGTCGCACAATTCAAGCAGCCATTGACGTAGAACGTGCAGCGGCTACTAATTCTGCCCAACCACAACCTGCTGGATATATCCGAAACAACGGAGCGGATTTGCCGCCTAGTGAAGTGCAAGGATTGCTTTCTGCTTGGAAGCGTGGCGCGCAAACAAACTCAACTCGATATTTGACTTCTACTTTAGAATACAATGCAGTTTCGTTTAGTCCAAAAGATATGATGTATAACGACGCCATTCAAAACCTTTCAACACAAATTGCTCGGACGATGAATGTGCCTGCTTATTATTTGTCAAGTGACATGAATTCAACAATGACATACGCCAACGTCCAAGACGAACGCAAGCAATTTTACGCGCTGTCCATCGAGCCTTATGTACAGGCAATCCAGTCTCGTCTTTCAATGGATGATATTTCTACATCTGGGCATGAGGTTAAATTCTGCGTAGGAGACACATTCCTTAAGCAAGATCCTCTAGTCGAAATTCAAGTGCTTGAAAAACTTATAGCTCTTGGACTAATTACAACTGAACAAGCAATGGCAATGACAGATTTAACACCAAACGGAAGTGCAGGCATCTAATGGATCAACTAATCATCGAAGCATCATCAATTGAGTGCAACGAAGACCGCCGAGAAATCTCTGGCAAAATTGTGCCTATGGGAACAGGCGAAATTGGACAAACCAATATGGGCGGCGTTGTATTTGAAGCTGGATCAATCGAAATTGCAGACCCAACAAAAATTAAATTGTTATCTCAGCACGACATGAAAAAGCCAGTAGGACGCATGATTTCTGCTGAGGTTTGTCAAGATGGTATCTATGCAACATTTAAGTTGTCACGATCAACAGGTGGTAACGATGCACTTATTCAAGCACAAGAAGGATTAGTTTCAGGTCTTTCTGTCGGTGCAGAAGTAATTGCATCAAAGCCTTCACGCGATGGACATATTGTTGTTTCGTCAGCACGTCTAAAAGAAGTTTCTCTCGTAACAGAGCCAGCATTTAAGTCTGCTCAGGTGCTAGAGATTGCAGCAGAGGAAACAATCCCTGCTGAACCAACACAACCAGAAAGCGAGCCCATCGTGGAAGAAACCACTCAGGCAGAAGCTCCAGCAGTTGAAGCGGCAGCAGTAGAAGCGGCTCGCCCAACAGTTGCAGTTACTAATGTGCGCGAGCGCATTGCACCAATTTCATCAGCACAATATCTAGAAGCTAACATCAAGGCAGCAATGGGTGACGATGCAGCGCGTCGTACAGTTTTAGCCGCAGATGATTCGACTTCAACAAATACGGGTTTGACACTACCGTCACACCTTAACACTTTCCTAACAGATACATTTTCAGGACGTCCAGCGTTCAATGCTGTAACTCGCGGATCACTTGCAGGAATTACTGGAATGTCATTTACAATTCCACGCCTTTACACAAATGCTGGATCAGCAAACGTTGCACCTACAGTTGCAGCAGTTAACGAAGCAGCAGCAACATCAGAAACTGGGATGACAAGCGCGTATGACACGATTTCGATTCAGAAATATTCTGGCTTGAATGAGGTTTCATTCGAACTCATCGACCGCAGCTCGCCTGCGTTCATGGAACTTTTGATGTCTGAGTTGAGAAAAGCGTATGAGAAGGCAACAGATACAGCACTTCTTTCAGCATTTGCATCATCTGGAACAGTTGCAACACAAACTGCTTCAACAGCAGCAGGATTGCAGTCATTCATTGCAACAGAATCAGCAGCGGCATACAAGGGTACTGGCGGCGAATATGCTAACCAGCTTGTTGCATCTACTGATCAGTGGGCAGCGATCATGGGCTACGCCGATGATAACAAGCGCGCACTATACGCAGCTGCACAACCTCAGAACGCATCAGGCGCAGTTTCACAAGGTTCGACAGTTGGCAATGTTCTTGGTGCTAACCTTATTGTTGATCACAACATCACAACATCAGGTGTTGCAGATGACTCAATGTTCCTTGTAGCTCCAGGTTCTGTCTACACATGGGAATCACCTACAACTGAACTTCGTGTCAATCTACTTGGCACAGGTCAGATCCAAATCGCACTTTACGGTTACTTGGCACTATATGTTGGCAAGTCTGGCAAGGGTGTACGTCGCTATAACGCTCCAGCAGCGTAAGCAAAACTAAGTCGCTCTGGGGAGTAGTAGCCCTCTACTCCCCAGAGTCTTTAGAAAGGAATTGGAATGTCACTCTGCACGGTAGCTGAACTCAAAAGCGTACTTGGCGTTGGCTCGTTATATTCAGATGCGACAATTCAAGAAGTGTGCGACGCAGCAGATGCTGTCCTACTTCCAATGCTATGGGCTCCTAAATGGTTTTCAGTTGCACATGAAAACATAGTCGGACAAGGAACTCTTTACTTTGATGATCCAGTCCGCGATATTTTTTATGTAGGTCAGAGCGTAACCATTGCTAATTCTGGTTCTTCGTACAATGGAACTAAGACAATCACAGCAGTGGGCGATTACTCAATAACGATGGCAACAAACCATTCTACTGCGCAGGCTTATCATCCAATTTTTCCTTATGGCACTGTTTCTACAACTACTTATACTGACTGGACTTTAGACGCTGCTGTTCAAAATGCTGCCGTCATGGTAAGCACAGAAATCTGGCAATCTAGAACCGCTACCCTTTCAGGTTCTAACCTTGTCGATTTCCAGCCCTCACCTTATCGAATGTCAGCCCAGCTGCTCGCTAAGGTCAGAGGATTGATAGCTCATGCACTTGATCCAAGATCAATGGTAGGATAATGCCAACACCAGCAATTACTACTTTAAGAACTACTTTAGCAACTGCGCTAGTAGATAATACGCGTTGGCAAACTTTTGCATTTCCACCAGCCACTGTGCTCGCAAATTCGGTTATTGTCAGTCCAGATAATCCGTATCTTACTCCCAACAATAACTCTCAGATTTCAATTAGTCCTTTCGCCAACTTCAAGATAATTATCACATGTCCATTATTTGATAATGAGGGCAACTTGAATGGCATAGAAGATTTTGTAGTTCGAGTGTTTAACCTACTCGCTGCATCTTCTTTCACATATAATGTAAGCGCAATTAGCGCACCTAGTGTTCTCAATGCGGCAAGTGGAGATTTGCTAAGCTGCGAGATGTCCGTAAGCATACTAACGAGTTGGGGATAACATGTCCGATAACGATAACGACAAAGCAAACGCGGAATGGCTCGTGAGAATCGGGCAGTCTGCAACAGCAACAGCACCAAAACCAGTCACTAAGAAAGATGAGGAATAATCATGGCACAGGGAATAGTAAATAAGGTTGGATTCAAAGTAGGAGCAGCAGACCCTGCCTCAATCGATCTTAGCGCATACGTAACAAGTTTTACATTGACTCGCGCTGTAGATCAGATCGAGACAACAGCAATGGGCGATACAGGGCATCGTTACGTTTCTGGGCTAGAAAATAATCAGCTGACAGTTGAACTGATCAATGATGATGCAGCTTCTGCTGTACTTCAAACAATGAACACATTATTTAAGTCAAATGCTTACTTCAAGTGCGCTCTTGACAAATCAACTACAGGATCAGCTGCAAATCCATTTTACAGTGGTTTGATTTTAGTAGATTCGATTACTCCAATTAACGGAGCTGTTGCTGATCTAGGAACACAGAGCCTGACTTTTCAGGTCTCAGGTGCAATCACTGTAACATCAACAGGTTCATTCTAAACAACAAACAAAGGGGCAAATCATGGCACAGTTAAAAATTACATTTGTAGATGGAAAAGTAGTGCAAGGGGAAATCACACCCCTAATCGAATACACATTCGAACAGCATTACAAAATGGGATTCCATAAAGCATTTCGAGAAGAAGAAATGCAAACGCAAGTCTATTTTCTTGCTCATGAAGTTGTAAAAAGGTTAGGTGAGCCAGTAGATGCAAGGTTAGAAACTTTTATCGGCACTCTAAAAAGTGTTGAGGTATTAGACTCTGACCCTTTAGTTTAAAGCGAGATTTGCCTTTCACCTATCTGATCGCTCGCCTGAGCATTAGATTGCAAATCCCGCCACAGCAGTTACTTGAGTTAGACCCAATAATGCTCCAAGCCTTGTTGCAGGGTCTTAAAGATGAAGCAAGGGAGATAGAGAATGCCAGCAAGCGTACAGGGCGTAATCGCACTCCGTAAGGCTCTTAATGCCTATGCTCCAGATTTGGCTAAAGAATTAACTGCTGAGATTACAAAGTCTCTTAAAGTTATACAAAAGGATGCTAGAGGGTTTGTGCCTAACAAGGCTCCAGCTGGTCTTTACAATTGGGAGTTTAACCCTAATCGTAAATTGACTGCTAAAAACTCTATGTTTAGAACATTCTCGGCTGAGGGAGAACGAGTAAGATTCTTCCCGCTTTACAATGCTGCTGAAGTTAAGCGTGGCATTGTGTATCGCACAGGCTACGGCAAGCCTAACTCAAAGGGATTCAGATCCTTATTTCGCATTCGTAACAATTCAGCAGCTGGTGCAATCTATGAAACTGCTGGGCGTAAAAATCCTTCTGGTGATCCAAAAAGCAAATCTAATAATCCTAACGCTGGTGCTAGATTTGTCCAGCAGGGTCCTATTTACGGTCGCAAGTCAAGTGCAGGAGACATGCGCGGTCGTGTGTTATTTCGCGCCTATGAACAGGATGAGGGCAAGCAGACTGCGGCTATATTTAAGGCTATTGAAAATACAGCAGAACGATTTAATAAGCGCACACAAATTGTAGATGTTAAGAGGACAGCATGAGCAATATTTTAATTTCCCTTGCTGCCGAATTCACTGGTAAAAAGGCTTTTAAGCAAGCAGACACAGCAACTCAAAGATTAAACAGTAGTGTCAAAAAGTTAGCAGGCTCAATTGGTCTTGCCTATGGCACAACAGCTGTAATTGCTTTTGGTAAGGCTTCAGTTAAAGCAGCAGCTGGGGATCAAAAAGCCCAGCAACAGTTAGCGTTGGCTCTAAAAAATGTTGGCTTAGGTCGAGACGCTGCTAACTCAGAAGCCTACATTCAGCGACTTCAGACAGAATTTGGCATTGTCGATGATCTTCTTCGTCCTGCTTATCAGACCCTAGCGGTAGCAACACGAGATTCTGCTGAAGCTCAAAGACTTCTTAATCTTTCATTAGACATTGCCGCATCAACTGGCAAGGATCTTGGAACAGTTACATCTGCATTAAGCAAGGCTTATCTTGGCAACAATACGGCACTTTCTAAATTAGGTGTAGGCATTTCAAAGGCAGACCTAAAGGCTAAGTCTTTTGAAGATATTACTAAGCAACTAACAGCAACCTTCGCTGGATCTGCTACTGCCGCTGCTAATACTTTTCAAGGCTCAATTGATAAATTAGGTGTTGCATCTGCCAATGTGCAAGAGATTATCGGCACTGGCTTAATAGATGCATTAACAAATCTTGGAGAAGATACCAGCATTGCTGATCTTGCTTCTAACATGGAAGCTACTGCTACTTATCTTGCAGATGTTATTCGTGGCGTTGGAATCCTTGCAGGCAAATTAAAAGATATCCCAGTTTTAGGTAATCTCAATGTAGGCATGATTCCTATTGTTGGATCTTACATTGAACTCTTGCGCAAGGCTGGCACTCAGACAGGCACACTCACCTCAGCTGATAACGCTCACTTGAAGTCATTACAGGATTCTTTTAAGGTTATTAAAAAAACTGGTGCAATTACTACAAAACTTACTAAAGATGAACTTGCAAAATTAAAAGCAAAACAATTACAAGCGGCAATTGACAAAGCCAATCTTGCTCTTGGTAAAGGTAGCAATATCTTTGATATGGACGCAATTCAACTTAATGCCGCAATGATTAATCAAGCTGAGCAATTAGGAAAAGCAACTAGTGCAGCTCAAGTATTAGCTATAACCAACGACATCCAACGTTTAAAAGTTAAGCAAGATATTCTCGATTTAGAAAAAGCAATTGCTTCAGGTGATATTGCTGCCATCGAAGCAGCAACTGCCAAATTAAACAAAGATACTGAAATTTTAGGACAACTTAATGGACAAAAAGCAACAGTGCAAACTATTGCTGATATTCTTAAAGGGATTCAACCTAAAGCTCTTATTGATATAGCCAATCTTAATTTAGCCATTTCACTCCTTAATCAAATTAATGGTATGCCTAAAAGCGGAGCAAGTGGAGCAAGTGGAGCAACTGCTGGTGCTCCAGCGCCCAGTATTGTAGGTTTATCTCCAGCAACGACAATTGCCAGTCTTAATGAAAATGTTGCATCACTTGGTGGCGTAATATCTGTCATTGCAGATAATGGGACAGAATTCATAAAATTAGTAGATGGTTTGGCTCCAGTATTTCAAGCGATTGAAGACGTTGGAACATTCAATGCGCTTGTAAATTCTTTTGCGGGTGGAAATATTGGATCATTTGGTGCAGGTTCTGCTCGAATAGGTGAGGGTGGTTCATTATTTAATTCTGGTGCTGTGGGATCTCGCGATATTAACATTTCTGTGACTACTGGCATCGGAGATCCTAATGCCATTGCTGAAGCTGTAACTCAGGTAATCCAAGATGCTGTAGATCGCGGCACACTTAGAAGCGAAAGATTTCAATGAGTTGGCTTCCAGAATGGCGAGTGACAGTAGGTGATGATGTCTATACGACTGTTACCTCTGTTTCTTTTGCGTCTGGACGCTTGGACATTGATCGACAGGCAACAGCAGGTTACTGCCGAGTAGAAATTATCAACACCACTGGAGCAGATTTTACGATCAATGTAACTGAGCCAGTAACCCTAGAGTTAAAAAACTCAAGCGGTACTTATGTAACACTATTTGCTGGAGAAGTATCAGACTTTAACATTGGGGTCAGAAGCCCAGATGAAGCAGGGTACATAACTACTGGCACTATTTTAGGCATTGGATCATTGGCTAAACTGACTAAGGCAGTCTATAACACTGCACTTGCAGAAAGTTTAGATGGCGCACAGATCGCAGCAATCTTAGGTGCATCTCTCAACTTAACTTGGGCAGAAGTTACCCCTACTACCACTTGGGCAACCTACCCGCCGACTGTGACATGGTCAGAAGCCGAAACATCTATCGGCACTATTGACTCAGGTTTTTACACAATGATTTCAGTTGCAGCTAGTGCTTCTGCTAAGTCTCAAACTCTTGCAGACCAGATTGCTACCAGCGCGCTTGGAACCATATACGAATCACCATCTGGACTGGTCAATTATGATGATGCGGATCATCGCAGCACCTATCTTGCAACCTATGGCTTTACAAACCTTGATGGTGCTTATGCAACTCCTAGCAGTATTCAGTCACAGACTCAGATTGCCCGTATCCGTAATAGCTTAATTTATAGATACTCAACAGCCTACGGATCGACCTACAGCACATCTGACAGCGACTCTATAGCCTCTTATGGCCTCTTTGAGCGTTCATTCGACTCTAACATCAAGAACCTTGCAGACATCACTGACATTGCCTCACGCGAGTTAAACCTACGCAAGAACCCTAGAGGCTCACTAGGAGCCATCACCTTTAGACTTGACAATCCAGACATCCCAACTGCCATGCTTGACAGTCTTATCGGGGTGTTCTTTGGTCAGCCTGTCATTATCCAGAACTTACCGAGCAACTTATTCGGTGGTTCATTCGATGGCTTTGTCGAGAATGTAGCCCTACGCGCTACTCCTAGTTTTGTAGAGATAACCCTTTACATCTCAGCTACAGACTTCTCACTCAGTACTACGCAGTGGGAAACAGTATTGCCAGCCTCACTAATCTGGACTGGCGTAAATGCTACACTTACATGGACAAATGCGACAGGAGCTTTAACCTAATGGCAACTACAACAACAAACTTCGGCTTTGACATCCCACAGTCAAGTGATTTAGTTAAGAATGGCGCGACTGCTATCGCAGAACTTGGGCAGGACATCGATACCAAGTTCGCTGGGCTGACAATTAACGCCCAGACTGGAACAACTTACACAGCAGTCAAGGCAGATGGTCTTAACGCTATTGTCACAATGGACAACGCAGCAGCTAACATCTTTAGCATACCTACCGATGCAACCTATAACTTTCCTATTGGCACAACCCTAGTGGTGTATCAAAAGGGTGCAGGGATTACAACTATTCAGGCTGTTACATCTGGCACTACTACAGTAACGAGCGCAGGTGCAGTAAGTGCAGCACCAGTATTGGCTCGCTACAAATCTGCTGCTGCTATTAAACTTGCTGCAAACAACTGGACTGTAGTTGGTGCTGTTGCATAATGCTTAATTCACTTCTAGCAATTATCGCTGGCAGCACCGCTGCTCCTTCAACCATAACTGTAAATTATTTAGTTGTAGCTGGCGGAGCAGGTTCAGGTAATGGTTCTGCTTGGAACGCAGGCGGTGGTGCAGGTGGACTTCGTTCAACTGTAACTGCAACTGGCGGTGGTGGAAGTTTAGAGACTGCTCTTTCATTATTACCTTTGACTAATTACACAGTTACCTGTGGTGCAGGTGGCGCAGCAGGTGCATCAGGATCAAACTCAGTCTTCAGCACCATAACCTCTATAGGCGGTGGTTATGGTGGTCGTGAAGCAGGTGGTGGAACTCCACCATACATCGGAGTTTCAGGCGGTTCGGGTGGTGGCGGCACAGCAAATAATTATGCTGGCGGAGCAGGTACGACAAATCAAGGTTTTGCAGGCGGTTCAGGATCTGGCTCAAATAATGGTGCGGGTGGTGGTGCTGGTTCTGTAGGTGGAAACGCTGGAGCCAGTTTTGGTGTAGGTGGTTCGGGTGTTGCTGTTGCAATAACTGGTTCATCTGTTACTTATTCTGCTGGTGGAGATGGTGGAAACGTAGCAGCAGCAGGGGCATCAAACAGCGGTAATGGTGCAACGGGTGGTGGATCTACTTCTAACACAGCAGCTGGCGGTTCGGGTGTTGTTATCCTGCGTTATCCGTCAAGTAGAACAATTACTATTGGCGTTGGTTTAACAGGATCAACAGCAACAGTAGGTTCTGATAAAGTTACTACAATTACTGCTGGCACAGGAAATGTGAGTTTTGTATAATGGCACACTACGCATTTTTAGATGAATCAAATATTGTAACAGAAGTTATTGTCGGGATAGACGAATCACAAACAATCGAGGGTCTAGACACTGAGACTTGGTACGGGGATTTTAGAAAACAGAAGTGCCTAAGAACTTCTTACAATGGCAAGATCCGCTATAACTTTGCAGGTATTGGCTATGTTTATGATCCTTTGGATGATGCTTTCATTGCACCAATGCCCGAGTGTGGACATGATGAGTTACTGCTAAATAACTTAAAGCGATGGGAGTGTGCAGCTTGTGAAGCCTCAATTAAGCAAAGCCGCAATACAACTTCGTGAGCAGTTAGATGATTCGTTCCCGAGCCGCGGTAGGCGTAGCGATGGATGGATCGCAGATGCAAGGCACATGCGTGCTGGCAAGTCTGATCACATACCAGATGCTCAGGGCTGGGTTCGTGCCTTTGACGCATCGCGTGACCTTTTCGAGGGATCAGAACCAGACATTATGGGTGATCTTTGTGACCAGTTACGAATCGCTTGCAAGTCTAAGCAAGAAAAGCGAATTGCCTACATCATTTTTGAGGGTCGAATTTGTTCAAGAATCCTTAATTGGAAATGGCGTCCGTACAAAGGCGCAAACAAACACACCAAGCATGCTCATTTTAGCTTTAAGAAAGAAGCTGACAATGATGGTGCTTTTTTTCAAGTATCTATGTTAGGCGGAGAATAATGAACATGAAGCATCCAGCAGTTATCGCAGTCGGAGCGTTCCTAGCAGTATGGGGAACGACATCTAACTTCGCTCTCGACTATCGCGCAATTCTAGGCGCACTCGTAGCTGGAGTTTTCGGCTACGCGAGTCCTAAAAAGTGACACAACAAGATTTCTTTACGCTATACATAGCAACCATCGGCATTATCGGTGGTCTATCTGGCTATGTCATTACTCATCTGCTCGGTGAAATTAAGCGACTGAATTCGCGTGTCGATGAGATCTACAACATACTCCTAGAGCGATAATTTTATCATGGCAAGAAAAGCGACTAAGAATCTAGTTGAGCAGGATTACTCAGCTCTTGATGCTTATTGCATTGGGATGTATGAATTTGCTCAATCTTTAAAGCGAGCAGGGTTTGATGAGGAAACTGTTCTAGGCATCATTGTAGAACGATCTGCTTACCCTGCATGGATCTTGCCAGATCCAATCGAACCAGAACGGTTCGGTGATTACGAAGATGAGGATGATGATTAAAAAACGCTATCTAGTGATAAGCGATCTACAGATACCTTATCATCACGAGCAAGCCGTTAAAAATCTAATCAAGTTAGTAAAGCGTGAGAAGTTTGATCTTGTATTAAATACTGGAGATGAACTGGACATGCAATCACAGTCCAAGTGGGCTAAAGGTACGCACCTAGAATATGAGGGGCAATTAGATGCCGATAGAAGTTTGGCTCAAAGCATTCTCTGGGACTTGGGAACCACCGACATCACTAGATCCAACCACACAGATCGTCTTTACCACACTCTCGTTAGAGGAGCTCCTAGCCTCATCGGACTTCCAGAACTCGAATACTCCCGCTTTATGGGTTTCAATGACATGGGGATCCGTTTTCATAAGAAGCCATTTGAATTCCACAAAGGATGGGTCTTAGTGCATGGTGACGAAGGATCGATGAACACTAATGCTGGACTGACAGCTCTTGGTCTAGCGCGTAAGTTTGGCAAGTCTGTTGTTTGTGGTCACACGCACAGAGCAGGTATCAGTGCCTTCACAGAGGGCATAGGAGCCTCATACAGGACTTTGTGGGGCTTAGAGGCTGGGAATGTCATGGACAAGAAGAAAGCCTCTTATTTGAAGGCTGGCAGTGCTAATTGGCAGATGAGCGTAGCGGTGATTGAGACTCATGGTGACCGAGTTTCTCCGATGCTTGTGCCTATCAATAAGGACGGATCATTCACATTGTACGGGAAGTTGTACCAGTAAATCGTTATCGTTTCGTTACCTAAATATGCTTGATTATGTCCTACCAGCGTGAGATTCTAATTCTGTAAGCGATCGAGGGCATCGCTACAGATAGGTACAAAAATGAAGATCACAGCAAAAGACTTTGATGCACTAACAGACACAGTTATGGGATGGAAAGGTAATGACTGGGAAATTCAGTCAGATCGTTTCTTAGATAAGGTCTCTTTCGATTGGGCTGTCTGTTACTGGGTAGATTCAGCAGCAGCTTTAATCCTAGCTCGAACATTCCTAGAAGATAACGGTCATGCGTTTGAAGAATCATACGATGACAACATGGAGTCTTACATCCTACTGACTAACTATGACATGTACGAGATGGCGGTGAGCGCATAATGGCTACAATCGAGGTCTATTACACACCAGCAGTTGAGAAGTATTACTGCCTGTATTGCAGCTTTGACATGACTGCCACAATGGTCTGCACAGATTGCAACGAATATAAAAGTGCAGTGACATTGCAGGAGTTTGTGGAATTTAATGGTCATTATCCAAAACTAAGGGCGGTCAAGTAATGAGTAATCAAGACAAAATTCTATTTATTTGTGTCGTAGGCATATTCATTAGCATGAGCATTGTGGCGTGGGATGCCTATAGACTGGGTAAAGAACGCGGTATCCGTGAGGGTTGGCATCGAGGTCGATCCCTAAGCAGACAGGAATTTTGGGAAGAATGAAATATAGCGAAATCTTACAAAGTGCAACTGACATCATCCAAGATCGTGGTCTCAACGACTACGGTCACCCTGCGGATAACATGCAACACGCCGCGATGCTTATCTCAGCTTATTTACAAATGCCAGTCACAGACTATCAAGTATGCGGCATACTCGCGCTTATCAAGATCGCTAGAGCTACAACAGGCAATCCAGACAAAGCCGATAACTATATCGATGGAGCCGCTTATATCGCATTGATGGGCGAACTGGCTACTGAGGAGAATGAACTCTATGTTTAATCTAGAAGATTATGAAGATGTTGCAGCAAGAGTGCTGCGGTTTCAGAAGGCTTACCCTGAGGGAAGGATCGTTACAGATGTTATCGAATTTAATGCAGAGAAGGAATATGTCCTTATTTGTGCGCAGGTCTATCGCAACTCTAGCGATACTTTGCCTGCGGGGGTTGATTACGCTCTCGGTGTTGCTTCTACATATAACGCGGGGATGCGTAAATTCTATTGCGAAGATACAAGCAGCTCAGCAATAGGTCGTGCGTTAAGCCTAGTCCTAGAGACTGTCAAAAAGCCCACTAAGCAGGATATGGCAAAGGTAGTGGCACAAAAGCCTGCCAAGCCTGCTGTTGCAGATGTTCAGGACTATTGGACTACTCCAGTTAATGAATACATGAAGGTAGTGGATGCACCACAAACTCTGGAGAAAGCAATAGAGAATGTAGCTGCAATTATTGGTACATCTGAAGCTGCTGAAGTGCCGCAATGTGCGCATGGCAGCATGGTTTGGAAAACTGGACACAGCACAAAGACTGGCAAGGACTGGGCTGCTTATCAATGCACAGCTCTAGGACATGCAGGTTATGAGGGCAAATGCCCTGCAATTTGGTATGAGATCAATAGCGCAGGAAAATGGCAACCACAGAAAGCGAGAGTATAATGGGAAGCGTCGGAATCAAGATTAATGGTGAATGGCTTGACCTTATGTCAGCCTTTGTACCATGTCAACTGTGTAACGAGCCAGTGCAGATCAGAGACTTGCAGGACATAGCATCTGAACCTGTCAACGGTGTTGTTACATGGCAATGCATCAAGTGTAAAGCAGTTAATGGCTAGTCAAGCTCGAAAGCACAGAGGTTTTCGCACAGAGCGAGTTGTTGCACAGTACCTATCGACTGTGTGGGCAGGCGCATGTGTCGGAAGGGGTAGTGGCAAAGATATTGTCAATGTACCGTTTGACGCAGAAATCAAAGCCCGCGCTGGATTTCAACCGTTAGCGTACTTAAAACAATTGAAGGCTCGCACAGCCATTTCGGGGGAATTGGGCTTTGCAGTTATTCGACTCAACGGACAAGCTGAGAATGCAGCGGACTATGCCTGCATCATCCGACTTGAGGATCTATTGCCACTACTCATATTAAAGTACGGTCACTTAGACAAAGAACCCACAGAAGCAGACATAGACCGATGCTCTGGATGTGGGTCATACATGATCAGGAGATGCTTAACTTGCCAACCTACGATTACAAATGTGCCCGATGCAATCTTAGTCAAGAAGTCCAACATGGATGGAACAATCGACCAATGATCTTATGCGCTTATTGTAATGAACCAATGGTTAAGGCAATCAGTTCATCTGCTGTTCACTTTAAGGGCAAGGGATGGGGCAAAGATTAAGCTATTAGATCTGTTTTGTGGTGCAGGTGGGGCTAGCGAAGGCTATGCAAGGGCAGGCTTTGAGGTTACAGGAATCGATGTCAAGCATGGAAAGCGTTATCCTTACACATACATCAAGGGCGATGTTAGAGATTACTTAGATCCTGAGTTTTTGCAGAAGTTTGATGTAATTGCAGCAAGTCCGCCGTGTCAGACATTCAGTGCAACTAGGCATTTACGCAATGCACAGGGTAAAAACACTACCAAGATTAACATGATCCCACTGGTCAGAGATGCACTCATAAAAGCCAATCGGATTTATGTGATTGAGAATGTACCTAATGCACCACTCATTAATCCTGTGCAATTATGTGGTTCAGCTTTTGGGCTTAAAGTTCGAAGACATAGACTGTTCGAGTCTAACTTTCAACTTAAAGGAACAGATTGCGACCACAAGCAACAGGGTAAGCCAGTAGGAATCTATGGCTCTATGCGTGATGAAATACCTAATGGCGGTCATACAGCTAAGACAATGGCTGAAGCGCATGATGCTATGGGTATTGATTGGATGATCTGGGGGGAATTAGTTGAGTCTATTCCACCTGTTTATACACATTACATAGGGCAACAGTTATCCATAGGGGGTAATAATGAAAAGAAACGCCGATCTGACCAGCACTTATATAAATGAATTTGACACGCACGATACACTTTGCAAGCAGAACGCATCAGGCGTTCAGCCCGAGCCGCCGAAGCGAATAGCTCGGGGGGTGCTAGCAGTAGTTATTGGGACACTGCTATGCATAATGCCTAATGCAGGTTCTACAGAAGCTAATAAAGAATACATAAGCTATAAAGAATATGCCTTATATCTATTAGACTTTAACTATAAAGAATATAACTGTTTAACTATATTATGGGGCAAGGAAAGTGCTTGGAATCCTAAAGCCATTGGTAACTTAGGTGGTACTAATCAAGTATATGGAATACCTCAAGGTAAGAGTGAGTGGTTAAGAGAGCAAGATGGTTGGACTCAGGTAGTATGGGGTCTCAACTATATTGGCAATCGCTTCGGCGAACCATGCCAAGCCCTTAATCACTGGAGACTCTACAATTGGTATTAGAGAATATAAACCATAGAAGATACAGGGTACACAAACAACAGGTATTCAAAAGAGATGGACGCATCTGTGCCATATGCAATACAGATGAAGGCGAGATGCACATTGATCACATCATTCCAAGAGTAGCTGGTGGAGATCACTCATTAGAAAATCTGCGGGTGCTTTGTGCTGCCTGCAATCTACGCAAGGGCTCACGCTCAGATCGTGTTTTTTTAGGACGCACGGCTAC